AAATGTGGAGAAAAGATTGAGTGTTCTGGTTGCCGACGCTGCCGATCAGATGCTGGGCAAGAAAAAGCAGAAGGCCGAGGCAGAGGAACAGGCGCAGCAGCAGCAGGACCCAATTATTCAACAGCGCGAACGCGAACTCGCTATACAGGAACAGGACGCCCAGAGAAGGCAACAGACCGACGCCGCCAAGCAGCAGCTTGAGGGACAAAAACTTGCGGCCAGCCAGCAGCAGGATGCGGCAGAACTTGAGTTGGCAGGGCAAAAACTCGCTGCGAGCCAACAACAGGATGCGGCGAAACTTGAGTTGGAGCGCGAGAAACTGGAGAGTAGGGAGCGTATAGAGGCTGCTGGGTTGACGTTAGAAGAGCAGGCGCTGATTGCGAAGACTAAATCTGGTCAGCAAAAGATAGATATGGAAACGCAGTTAGAGGGATTCAAGCTTGGTCGTGAGTTGGGTAAGGATGTAGACGAAGGTTCAAGAAGGGACGAGAAAGAGAATGGCTGAAAACGTTTTGACATTGCTCAAAAATAAAATTAGAATTCAAATGAATGAGCTTGCCGACCATTTGGCGATGGGTTCCGCTAAGGATATGGAAGAGTATCGCAAAATATGTGGCACCATTGAGGGCCTAGCATGGGCGGAGCGTGAAATTATAGATTTAGACGAAAAAATGAGGAACTTGTAACCTGCAATACGCCACCATGGCGCAATAATTCAACGAGAGGTCTAAATGACTATGCTCGCAAAAGAAGTTACGAAGGAAGATAATGAGTTGATATCTTCCGAGGATGACAAAAATAGATATGCATCACAGTTGCCGGAGCCCAAGGGCTATAAATTACTGATCGCACTCCCAGAAATTGATGAAATGACCGATGGGGGCATCATAAGATCAGAAGGTTCTCGACATGAAGAGTCCATTGCGACCGTTGTGGGCTGGGTGATGAGCATGGGGCCGGATGCTTACGCAAACTATTCCCGATTTCCCGGTGGGCCGTACTGCCAGGTGGGGGATTGGGTTGTTTTTCGAGCATTTAGCGGCACCAGACTCAAAATTCATGGCAAGGAGTTTCGTTTAATCAATGACGATACCGTCGAAGCGGTTGTAGAAGATCCCAGGGGGGTTGAAAGAGCATAATGGCTGATGAAATCCGTAGGATGAGCGAAGAAGACAAGTTCTTAGGCGTTAGAACGACTGTTGATACTTCCAAGCCAGAAGAATTGAGCGTTGAGGTTGTGGATGACCGCCCAGAAGAGGACCAAAGGGCTCCCGCAGCCGAAACATTGGACGACGGGGACACCGCGACAGACGAAGAACTGTCACAATTGGGAAATCGTGCCCAAAAACGCATCAAAAAGCTAAAATGGGAGTACCACGAGGAGCGCAGGGCCAAAGAGTCCTCCAACAAGCTTGCAAATGAGGCTATTAGCTATACGCAGGGGCTACAAACCGAAAATCAGCGCCTTGTACAGCTTGTTCAGGATTCTCAGTCGGCATTAACGGATCAGGCGAAACATCGCGCTAGTGCCGCGCTTGCTATGGCTGAAGAAGCCTTTAAACAGGCGCATGACTCCGGTGATTCGAGTGAAATTGCGAAAACGCAAAAAGACTTGACCAATGCACAGCTTGCTCAAGCCTATGCACCGTCTGTTTCACAGAAAATCATTGATAACTGGAAACGCAACGTGCTTGCCCAGGATCAAGAGTGGGCAAGCCAGGCTTCTCAGCAATATGTACCTGAACCACAGCCAGAGCCCGATCCTAAGGCCGTATCTTGGCAGGAATCGAACGATTGGTTTGGTCAGGACAGGGAGATGACAAGCTTTGCATACGGAGTACATGAGAGATTGGTAGGAGAGGAGGGTATTGACCCAGATTCTGATGAGTACTATAGATTGATAGATAATCGTATGAAAGAAGTTTTTCCTACGCACTTCGGTACTAGTTCGACGTATTCAGATAATTCCGTCGTAGTTGATGCCGCACCTCGACGTAAGGCCAGTCCCGTGGTTGCACCAGCATCTAGAAACAGTGGTGCGCCACCACAAAGAATCACGCTGACACAGACTCAGGTTAAACTCGCGGAACGCCTGGGTATCACGCCACAACAATATGCGGCACAGCTAATTAAGGAGATGTCCTAATGGACAGTGAACGCGCCCCCAGGAAGCCCAGGAAGATAGAGACTCGTGAAAGTGAGGCTCGTGATATTTCATGGGAACCTGCATCGGTTCTTCCAGATCCCGATCCCCAGGACGGTTGGGTGTTCAGATGGATACGAACATCTATGGTAGGTAGCGCAGACAACACGAATGTTTCCAGAAAATTTCGTGAAGGCTGGGAGCCTGTTAAAGCCGAAGACCATCCAGAACTCCAGATTATGAGCGATCATAAATCGGAGTGGAAGGAGAGGGGAGCAATCGAACTCGGTGGGCTATTGCTCTGCAAGCAATCTGAGGAAAGCGTGGGCAAGAGGCGTGAATATTACGAAAGACACGCTGCCTCACAGATGCAAGCCGTCGATAATAGTTATATGCGGGAAAGCGATCCTCGGATGCCCGTTCTCCCGCCTGATCGTCAAACTCGTGTAACCTTTGGTGGTGGCAAACGCTGAGGTTACCTAACTAGTAATGTCTGAAGTGAATTAGGAAAAAATAATATGGCTACTACGGCGTCCCCATACGGGGCTAGACCTGTAGGCACTCTTAGTGCTTCCGGGTCGTTCACCAGCAAGACGAGACACTTGCCGATTATCACTACTTACGGCACACAGATCTCTAATGGTGATTTTTGTAAAGTGGCAGCGGATGGTACCATCGCGAAGGATGCTGGTACTACTGCGCTGACCACAGTTGGAATCTTTTTGGGTTGCTCCTATACGGACCCGACGACCGGCCAGAAGACGTTTTCAAATTATTGGCCCGCATCGAATGCGGCCACTGATGCGATGGCGTATGTGCTGGACGATCCTTTTGTCGTTTTCCAGATGCAAGCCGACGAGGCGTTGAACACCACGGATCGTGGGCTTAACGCATCTGTTGTTGTAACGGCAGGCACCACTACTCTTGGTAAGTCCAAGAGCGCACTTGATGGCAGCACTCCGGCAACAACGAACACGCTGCCTCTTCGTATCATCAGCTTTGTTGATGGGCCTAGCAGCCTACCCCCGAAGGGGACGACAGCGAGTGATGCGTATCCAGATGTAATCGTGAAGTTCAACGCTGCGTCTAGCGGATCAGCTTCTAATCATTCCTATTTGAACGCTACTGGCGTCTAGGGGAATTGACTAATGGCTATTTCACGCGCACAACTCCTCAAGGAACTACTTCCGGGCCTGAACGCGCTCTTCGGAATGGAGTATGCACGTTATGATGACGAGCATACCGAAATCTATGAGACGGAAAGTTCGGATCGTTCTTTTGAGGAAGAGGTGAAGCTTTCGGGCTTCGACGCAGCACCCGTGAAGGATGAGGGTGATGCGATTTCGTATGACGCTGCACAAGAGTCGTTCGTGGCGCGGTACAACCACGAAACTATTGCCATGGGTTTTGCCATCACGGAAGAAGCCATGGAAGACAATCTTTACGACTCACTGTCGGCTCGTTACACCAAGGCTTTGGCTCGCGCCATGGCCCACACCAAGCAGGTGAAGTCTGTGTTCCCGCTTAACAACGGGTTCACCGCTGCCTATCAGGGCGGCGATGGTGTGAATCTGTTCACGGCATCTGGTGATGGCGTAACTGGTGGTGACGGTCACCCGCTTGTTTCAGGTGGCAAGAACTCCAATCGTCCGGTTACCGCTGCTGACCTCAATGAGACTTCTCTTGAGGCTGCTGTAATTCAGATTGGTAAATGGACGGATGAGCGTGGTCTATTGATCGCCGCTCGTCCGAAGACTCTCGTCATCCCGCCCGATTTGCAGTTTGTGGCGACACGGGTGATGAAGACTGATCTTCGTCCTGGGACTGCCGATAATGACATCAACGCCTTGCGTTCGATGAATATTATTTCGGGAGGTACGGTTGTGAATCACTATCTAACGGACACGGATGCGTGGTTCCTTCTGACAGATATTCCAGACGGGATGAAGCATTTCAGGCGTGTAGCACTGGAAACGAGCATGGACGGTGACTTTGATACCGGAAATGTTCGCTACAAGGCTCGCGAGCGTTACAGCTTTGGCGTCTCTGATCCCCTTGGGATCTGGGGTTCGCCCGGAGCGTAGTAAGTGGGGGGTGGGGGCG